TATGTTTCTACTTTCTCAACTGCAATGAAGAGTGAATCAGTTAAGAAGTATTTTGCAGATAACTATATGACTGTTGCCCCAGATTTGAATCCAGTAGATGCAAAAAAGGTGATTGAAGATCTTAGAAGTAGATATTTACCAACAGCGTTAGTAATTAAGAAGCAACTCGATAAATAGATTTGCTTTGTAAGAATTTATCATGTATAATAGGTGAATGGTTGTGTGAAGCAACTAGAAAAGTGTTCTGGACGGGAGTTCGATTCTCCCCACCTCCACCAGAAGCATACTACCCGACTGTAGAATTCAGTAAGCATTTAGGGAAGATCCACAGTAGTATGTTTCTGATGGGGGTGACTAGGTTTCGACAGGGCAACAAGTACAGAAGTGGACAACTTGTCAGAGTAGACATAAAAACTAAAACAAAGTAAACGCAAACGACTCACAGTTCGCATTAGCAGCCTAAACACTGCTTAGGGTTTCGGTAGGTTTCCTCGTAACAGAATAACCTACCATTTTTGGTATTGTGGACAAAAAGTGCCGATATACTATCGTTAACTTTTTAACTAAGGAATTTATAAACTTATGAAATTTAAAATGACTCTTTTGGCAACTTTGTTTGCTTTCGCTGGTGTTGCGTCTGCTCAATCTTCTGTAACAGTAGCTTATGGTGTTCAAGATTTGGTGCCAAGTAATGTTCAAAATCATGTAGTGAATTTTTCTGCGAAAACTGCAGTAACTAAAGGCATCTCAGTTGATGCTGGTATTTATACTACTACTGCTGATGTAGCAAATACAATTACCAATCGTTATGAACTTGGTGTTGGCGGTGGCTTTAGTATCAATCCAGCAGTAACTACTGATCTCCGTGTTGCTACTGGTATTAAAGCAAAATCTGGCTCACAAGATTATTCATACTACTCTGTAGAACCTGGAGTTAATGCAAAGTTTGGTGATGTAACTGCTCGTGTGGCATATCGTTATCGTGATGCATTTAATGACGCTAATCCAGATCGTTCAAACACAATGCGTTACAGTGTTGGATATGCAGTGACTAAGAAAGATTCTATCAGAATTGGTTATGATGTCTTGCGTGGTGATGGTGCTAATAATACAACTACTGTCGCATACACTCGCTCGTTTTAATTTTGAGAGTTGGTGGTCTCTTTAAAACCACCACGAATTAGTGAAGTCTTTGCTCGATGTTAGCGACCGATGCCCAATTGGCTCTTGTACTAACTAAAGTGGCGACATTAATTATGCAATAGATCGTATTAACTTTATAAGGAAACTATCATGAAATCAATTATCGCATTAGTAATGTTGGCATTCGCAACTGTTTCTTTCGCAGCTGAACCAGCAAAGAAAGAAGAAGCAAAGGCTCCAGCAAAAGTTGAGGCAAATTGCGTAACTAAGGATAAGAAGGGTAACTGCCCTCCACCTCCAAAGTCTGAAAAGCCTACACCTAAGAAAGTAGAAGCAAAGAAGACTGACGCTGATAAAAAGGCAGATGCCCCAAAAGCTGCAGCGTCTGCTCCAGCGCCAGCTAAGGCTGAAGCAGCAAAGAAGTAATTCCTAAATAATTACACAGTGGGTTGAAGGATCCCAATAAAACCTTCATTTCACACACAACACAGGAGAAGTAAAAATGTCAAACATGACTCCGTTCGAGATTCGCCTTGAACTACTAAAAATGGCGAAAGACATGCTATCCGATGACTACTACGGAAAGCGTGAAGTAATTAGCAATGAGTATGCAACTAAATGCGAAATTGCTAAAATCCATGGTACTGAAGTTCCTGCTCATCCAGGGTTTCCAGCTTATCCATCCGAGACCGAAATCATTGCAAAGGCTCAGACCCTAAATGGTTTTGTTTCAAACATCCCCTTAGATACTACAAAGACTAATAGCAAAAAGTCAACCTGATATGGGATCGGGAAGACATGCTCACGCATGTCTTTCTTTAACTAATTAAGGAGATTGTATGCGAATACGATTATACATTTTATTAACAATATGTTTAGTATCACTACTAACTCTAGTGGCACCAAATTTTATCAAACAAGAAGATAAGATTCTAAAGATAGAATATAAACAACTAACAAAAGAAGCCAGAACACAAATTGATTGTTTGGCTGACAACATTTACTATGAAGCAGGATGGGAACCAACAGATGGTCGTGTTGCTGTTGCATTAGTAACTCTCAATAGGGTGCAAGACCCAAGATATCCAAAAGATATTTGCTCTGTAGTGAAACAAAAGATAAAATCTACATGTCAGTTCTCTTGGTTCTGCGAGGGAAAGAAACATATAACCAGTAGTAGATTATATGAAGAAGCACAAAACATTGCTCTTTATGTATACGCTAATTATGAAAATCTAGCAGACATTACACATGGTGCATTATTTTATCATGCCGATTATGTAAATCCTCGTTGGAAACTTGACAAGACTACCGTAATTGGTAGACATATTTTTTATAAAGAAAGTGATCGATAACAATGATGCAAAAATTAAACCTACAACTGAAAGAAGAAACTTCTCAGCATTCTTTCTTCTTATTGATGGAAGAAGTAACACTGGCTACTGCCAAGCAAGCAGTTGAATGGGTTTTTGAAGCGAACTTCGCTGAAGAGCGACCAGATTTAATGAACTTGATTATCACATCTCCAGGTGGTGATTTGAATGCAGCATTTGCACTGATTGATGCTATGCGTGGTTCAGCTATACCGATTCGCACTATTGGATTAGGGCAGATCGCATCAGCTGGACTAATGATTTTTATTGCTGGAGAAAAAGGAAAGCGTATTCTTACACCAAATACTTCAATTCTGAGTCATCAGTACTCATGGGGTGCGTTTGGCAAAGAGCACGAATTGTTTGCAACAGTCAAAGAGTTTGATTTAACCACTAAGAAGATGATCCAACATTACAAGAAGTGTACTGGATTATCTGAAGCAAAGATTCGAGAGATTCTATTGCCACCACAAGACATCTGGTTAAGTCCACTTGAGGCTAAAAAATTAGGACTATGCGATGAAGTTAAAGACCTTTCTTAACTATATTAAATATTCTGGATTGTGGATGGGTGTTGCCATCAATCCATATCACTGGGAATTTAGATTTGCCTTTGAAGGACATACAGATCTAGATCCAAAACAACACATGTTGTTTGTTGCTCTTGGTCCATTTTGGATTCGAGGAGTTATAGATGATGGTACTTGGTAAACTAAAAGGAATAATTATGAATGATCATGTTTTTACTGTTTGTGTAACACTAGCTGTGTGTTCTTTAATTGGCTCTGTAACATTTTACAAATATAGCGAATTGAAGTCTGTTGAACGAAATGTAGAATCTGCTATTGTTAAAGGAATTGATCCAGTCGCAGTTCGCTGTGCATATGCAAATGAACGAGACACTGTATGCGTGGCTTATGGAGCAGCACATACAAATACTGGAGTCTCTACACCCAAGAAATAACCCTCATTTTCTGAAGGTTATTAGACCCCTGTAAGTTGTTGAATTTACAGGGGTTTTTTCCATCCAGAAAGGTGTTGTCTTTAATTGCATATTCATGTATAATAACTGTATGATAAATGAAAAAGCAATTAAAAAGTTAGGTTCCCTGAGTGGTTGGGTTGGAATGGTACTGATTCATGGTGCGACTCTCCCGACAACTTTAGGGGTGATTCTTGGTTACTCCAACAATGTTCCACCTATTAGCATGGTGATTCTTGTTTGGACTGGTTTGATGTTGTTTCTGTTTAGAGCAATAGTGCAGAAAGATACGCTGTATATCGTATCGAATGCATTAGGATTTTTCTTTAACAGCATCTTGTTGGCTTTGATTGTTTTCAAGTAAGGATATATTATGACTCTATTGACTGTTGGTAACCCAAAGTTACTCAAAGGTGAGAAGAAAGGTTATTTGTCTTCTGTTCTACACTTTGCGCCAGCGAATCTTTCTGGTAAAGAAGTGTGTCCTAAACGAACAGCTGGTTGCACTGCTGCATGTTTGAATACTGCTGGTCGTGGTGGCATCTTCAAGAAAGGTGAATCCACTAACATCATCCAACAAGCACGAATCCGTAAGACCAAAGCATTCTTCGAAAATCGTCAAGCATTCCTTAATGAATTGGTTGTTGAGATTCTTAAGACAAAAACCAAAGCAGAAAAACAGGGACTCATTCCAGTCTTTCGTTTGAATGGCACTTCAGATCTCGCATGGGAGAAATATGAAGTGTGCAATGGCAAAAACATTTTCCAAATGTTCCCAGAAGTCCAATTTTACGACTATACCAAAATCAACAATCGTAAAGTCAAACATATTCCTAACTACCACCTGACTTTCTCTAAAGCAGATGGTAATGATATGGACACTCGTCTTGCAATTTCAAATGGCATGAATGTTGCAGTTGTATTTCACAAATTGCCAGAGACATATCTTGGTCGTCCAGTTATCAATGGCGATGAGACTGATCTTCGTTTCTTGGATCCCAAAGGTGTTATCGTTGGATTGAAAGCGAAGGGTAAAGCAAAGAAAGATTTGTCGGGGTTTGTTGTATGATGCAACAACCAACAGATTCCTTAAATGATCAATTCATTTGGGATCCCAGAACCAAAGATCTGGGATATACTGCAAAATTTGCAGGGCATATGATGACTGCAATATTAGACTACGCTAAAGAACAAGACATATCTAAGATGACCTTAGATGATGTTTTTGTTTATCTGAGTAGGATAGATTCTTCTCGTACAATTTAGTTGTTGACATGCAACATTTATTAGGGTATAATAGAACTTATGCAAATGCTACATACATCACTCGGAAAATCTAAGAAGAAGAAGAAACCAACTGCAAAACAGCGAGAGCTAGATGCATCTTGGGAGAAGTTGTTAAAGAAGTATGCCACAAAGACTGTTGCTAAACCCAAGCAACAACTCAGTGATGTGTACTCGCTTGGGAGACCTGCTTGTCGAGAGACACCTAAGATTCCAAGTCTTCCATTTACTGCTGGCGCTTGTACTATGCCAGTGCAAAAAGTATACACTGGAAATAAAATTATTGGAATTGGTACTATGCATAAGTCTAACGCAGTGCCAATTTTTAGTGATGAAGAAGCAAAAGATATCGCAACGATGAGGAGATAATAATGGAACCTAAAAAAGACTATAGTAATATTACCTACACATATACAGTTAATCCGAATATGGAAGGTGCGTCATTTGTATATTTGAATCCAATTTCTCTCACTGGTCTTTACAGTACTGGTGAAGAAACAAAGACCCTTATGTGGGCTGATGATCTTATCGAGAAGTATTTGGATAAGGGCGACTTCGCTGAGGCTAATGAGTTGCTTAAAAAGTTTGTCTTGCAAAAATAAAGAGAGTATAATATGAATGAGTTACTGAGCAAAAAGCAAGAGTTACTGTTGCAAAAAATGAAATTAGATAAATTCTTTTCTAAGTATTTGGAAAAGTTTGATCGAAAGATGGATCCAGAAAAGACTGACACACCTATTTGGAAACTATATCGAACTAAGTTTGACGAATACTCCAAGATCAATCAAGAATTACGAAATCTAGAATACTACATTAAACGAGAACAGTATGTTTAAGACAGCCAATGAATTCTCTTTGCATATTGAACAGATGGTTCGTGAAACTAAACTAAGTTACATGGACGCTGTGTTGGAGTATTGTAAAGAGAACTATCTTGAACCTGATGATGTTGCTAAACTAATTAGCAAGTCATTGAAGGATAAGATTGAGATGAACTTTCGTGAATTGAATTACCTACCAAAACAGGCGCAGTTAGATGTTTAAGTATTTTTGGTTGGTTGCGCCAGTGATAGTTGGTATTATTATGATTGGTTCTCTCTTTTATGTTGTAGCTAAACAAGAAAGTCGAACTATTCGAATCGACTGCACTTGGGCAGAAATATCACCAGACTTCACAACCGAAATGAGAGAACTTTGCAGGAAAGCAAGAAGTGGACGGATTTAAAGCATACCGTTATTACCTAGCGATCAAATTACACTTCACAACCGATAAATTTAATGTTTTTGAAAACAGAGGAAATGTTAAAGGTACTCGTGATGCATTTAACGCTAGGAATGACAGATATATATTTGAGAAGTTGGCAAGAAAGCATGACAATGATAAAGACATCATTCAGTTCTTTGTTGCTAACTTTGCATACGGAAATGACACAGCGATTTATGCTGGTGCAGAAGCAGACGAAGTTTACACTGAATGGTTACGAAGAAAACAAAGCATAACCAAGATATTTGTAGATGATTTGGCAACCCTATTAACCCATATTGAGATAAATAAACTAACACATACATCATTGTTTAATTTTACAGATAGCGAATATCCCGTTGCATTGAAACTGTTCGTTGGTGGTAAGATTAAAATTGAAACTCTTAGAATTATTGACGATCTCTATCCAATTATTGAAAAATGGAAACTAAATACTTCAGTGAGGTATATATGGGATGATGATTTGAGAAGAATTATAAAGTTGACTGGGTTCGTTAAATACGATATAATTAAGATTAAGAAAATCTTTGATCATTTCTTGGAAGAAGTTGCAGAGTAATCATGGGCAAGACATATTATAAATCATCAAAATCTTTTGATGATGAGGGTTCTGGTAAGCGTACAGGTAAAACTGCCAGACATGCCAACAATAAAAAAACTGGTGGTATGAGAACGCTAAATAGTTGGGTTGAAGAAGATTATGATTTAAACAATGAAGACTTTGATGACGACATTGAACTAAATGATGAGATTTCTATACAACACGATACTAATACAAAGTAATACATTTTTATACAAAGGAAAATACGATGGATATTCAAGCACTCCGCAAAATGCGTTCAACTGACTTCTCTAAAATATCTGGAGAATTCGACAAGATCGCCAATCCCCAAACCGAAAAGAAGTCTTATGCTGACGATCGCTTCTGGCGTCTCGAAGGTGACAAGGCTGGTAATGGTACAGCAACACTCCGATTCCTACCTCGTGTAGAAGGTGATGAACTCCCATGGGTTCGAATCTTCAGCCATGGCTTCCAAGGTCCAACTGGCAAGTGGTACATCGAAAATTCTCTCACTACTCTTGGTGAGAATGACCCTGTTGGTGAGTTGAACACTCAACTCTGGAACTCTGGTTCTGATGCCAACAAAGAAATTGCTCGTAAGCAAAAGCGTAAGTTGGGTTTCATTGCCAATGTTCTTATTGTTTCTGATCCAAAGCATCCAGAGAATGAAGGTAAAGTCTTCTTGTGGAAATTTGGTAAGAAGATTTTCGATAAGATCATGGACAAGGCTCGTCCTACTTTCGAAGATGAAAAACCAGTGAATGTTTTTGATCTTTGGGAAGGTGCTAACTTCAAACTGCGTATGCGTAAGAAAGATGGTTACGCTAACTATGATGAGTCTAGTTTCAGTGACCCTGTGGCAGTTTCTGATAATGAAGAAACATTGCTGAAGATCGTTAATTCTCAGTACAAGTTGGCTGAGTTTATTGATCGCAAAAACTTCAAGTCATATGATGAGTTGAAGAAAAAGCTGAATGATGTTTTGTCAGGTGATTCTTTTGCCAGCAAGTCTGCTGCAGAGATCGCTGAAGAAGATCGACCAGTTGCTCAAGCACCAAAGATTGCTTCTAAGCCAGCACCTACTCCGAAGGGAATGGAAGACGAAGACGATGATGTTATGAGTTACTTCCAGAAGATTGCTAAAGAAGATTAATCTTCCTTGCCAATTAAAAAGGGATCTTTACGATCCCTTTTTTTATGCGTATCTGTTTTCTAGATACTTTGTCTGAGTCGACTCCCTATTTCTAATAGGTGCTTTAATAACATTATTGCTAGTGCTAGTATTATTCACTGGAGCATTAACAACGCTAGTATTAGATGGTGCTGGTGGCGGAGCCATCTTAGCTGCAGAGTTATCAGCAGATTGTTGCGATATATTTTGTGCAGTAGGTGTTTCTGCTGGAGAAGAAGCAGCCAATAGATCACTGGCTTTAGCAAAGCCAACATCAACCTTTCTTTTATCCCAGAAACTTAATTTCTGATATGCTTCATCTTCCTTAATGATTTCTGCAATCTTATCATTATCAGCTGTACCTTCTCTTGACGCATTTTTAATTTTTCTAAATGCATCTTTGGAGATCTCTTTCTCACCAGCGTCGCCACTAATTCTTGCCTTTCCTGTCTTAGCATCAAAGACAGTAAAGTTCTGTTTCAGGGATGTAGTATCATTTCCACTGGCGTCAGCTTTAGAATTTTCCTGATTTGTTAGCACAACAGTTTCGTCTTTGTTCATGCTAGTGATATTTTCTTTGAAATCTCTAGATGACGATCCATCAGAAGATGACGATGTTTTCATATCTGTATTAGCAGATACAACATCAGTTCCTTGATCTGGACGGAATGGATACCATGGTCCAATTGAAATCTTCTTACCTAATACAGAGAATCCCATTTCTGGAATACCAAATTCTTCAAACCACGACTTTACTGTGTTCACTACTTTAGTGAACCAATCAATAACTGGCTGGAATACTTCTTTCAGTGGAGTGTAGATATACTCATCGATTAAACCAAGTATCTGTCTGGGAATAAACAGGTACGCATCAATTAATGAACTCATTATATCACCGATTGGTTTAAACGCATCCATAATCCATGCAGCTGCTGCTTTTATTGGCTCCAATGCTGCAGTAGCAAATTCAACAACCTTATCAAATGCGTCACCGATAAACGCACCAAGTTTCTTTATGGATTCGATGGGTGCCATGATAAAATTTTGTATTTGTTGAGGGATATACATAATCGCATCAACAAGTTTACTAAACATATCCTCAAACGAGAATGAATCTAAGAATTCTTCAACTGCTTTAAATCCTAGAGCACCAGCAATCCAAGAGATAGCACCCTTGATCATATCAAGTACACCAAATACTAATCCATTGAACAGACCCTTAATTGCACCACCGATTGCACCAACTAGTCCACCTTCTTCCCATCCTGCCAGCGCACCTTTGATAGTATCCCAGATTGACATAACGATCATCAATGGATATGCGATTTTTGATACTATTTTTGATACAGCAGAAAAGACTTTACTAAATGCACCTAGTTTAGAACCTATCCCAGTAAAGAATTCCATAAAGCCACCAAGAGCACCCTTAACGAACTCTATTGCTTTACCAACTGGTCCACTAACCTCACCAATTGTTCTAAACCCTGCGATGATTGGTTCTAGAAATCCAGTGACAGCGGTTTTTATACTAGTGATAACTCTGCCAATCATTGACCCTTCGCCAAAGATTCCCTTAAAGAATCCTACTGCTGCTTCAAACATTGACGCAAGTTTACCAACAACAGAAGAGAATGCTCCTCTGATAGCAGAAACCCATGACATAAATGTTGTTTCAATGGCTGTGACTATCTTTCCTAGTTTTGGAAAAACTTCGCCAAGATATTTTATACCATTTATGAATCCACCAACAAAGAACTTAACTGTCTTAACCCATGCTGATACTAATCCCGCAACTGTACCTGCTGCTACTGCAATAATAGTACCAATAGTTCCAAGACCAAAGTCATCATCTGCTTTTGGTTCTTTTACCTTTTCAGCTAATCCAGCACCACCA